TTTTTAGTACTTTGTTTGAACTGCTTGCATTTTCAAGAACTTCAACTAGAGAGGTGCCAATCGCACCATAAACTGTCTGTCCCGTGATAGTTGTAGCAACCGCTATATTTGGATTAGACATTTAAATCTCCTTTAATCTTCCCATTCTACGTCTGACGTAGTAATTGTACAACCATTCCAAGATATAAGTTCAGAAAGACATTTTACTGCTTTAACAGGATTAAACTCTATTTCGTCATGTATCATAGCTATTGCTTCCTCAGATGAGTATCCATTTGAAGTTAGTTCGTTCATGGCTGTATTTTTTAAATCATCGTTATTTGTTACAGTAATTTTATAACAACATAAAAGTTTATCTGACATTTTTACATCCCATATATTAAAGATATAGCCGTTTGAAAAGCAAAGGTTTGTGAAGAAGCAGTAACAAACACAGTAGAATCACCCACTAGTGAAATTTCAGATGGTGAAGATCTATCAGCGGTACCATTAACTAAAGTTTCTTCTGCCGAACGTAATAAATAAGCAGGATTGCCCGCAAAGTACACTCCTGTTCCTATTTCAAAGTTATTACCGTTTTCAATTACATATCTAAACCTATCAGCATCTGAAATACCGCCTTCAGTAAAACTAAAAAATCCATCTACGGGAGAACCTAGAGCACAGTTTCCTGTTCCCGTTGTTGAGGTATTAACTTTAACCCTGTTAAGTAGTACAGGCATTAAGCAATTCTTATTATTGCATTACTCGCATCAGGTGTTGGAAAAACAATTTGAAAGTCTCCAGAGCTTGATGACTTATCGGCACCAAAATCTAAGACTAATGCAGCATCTGTAGTTCCTGATCCACCAGCTGATTGTGTGTTGTAAATAATACACCCTCTTGCAGTAATTGTTGAAGACCCAAACGTTTTATTTGCAAAGTCTGTAAATGCAGTCGTTCCAGAAACTGCAGGAGTAACGTTTGTTAACGCTCCACCGCCAGCTGCATAATCTCCAGAAGCACCTACCTGGTTGTTGTTTGAGAAATCCGTAACAGTTGCATTCATTACTGTACCACTCCCACCAAAAGTACCTTGTGTAGGTTCTGCAGCATTAGTAAAAAGAGCAAGTTTAAACGTATCTTGACCGTTTGTAAAATCGTGTTTGCCTTGAAGAAGCTCTTGCTTAAAGGACGTACACATAAAGTTTCCGCTAAATGACATTATAATCTCCTTATCAGTTCTGCCAAATCTGGATGCCCCGCATCCTTAATTGCATTATATACAGTAGTTCGGTCACTTTTAATAGCTTCCCTCATATAAAATGCAATTAATTTTTCCATATCCTTTGAATAAGCAACCGCTTGATCTCTTAATACAGGATCAACGTTATTGGATATTGATATAATTTTTCTAACACAGTCTTCCGCAACTTCTTCTGGAGTAAAGCCTCTATTGTTTGTTGTCCTAACTCCTACTGATCCGGCTGTAATTTCTATTGATTCTGTTAACATTATTGTTTAGCCCTTATAACCTTTCCAGTTCTATATTCATCAGTCGTATCTTTTGCTTCTCCAAGCATCTTAACACCAACAAGAGCTTCTTGAAACTTTTGATTATACATACCCATTACATCCTGCTCACCTTTCATAAAAGTGTAAGCCTCGACTAAAGAACCATAAAGCAATGCTATCTCTGCATTAATACTCAACCACGTAGTCGCACTATCTGCACCTGCAGTTAAACTAGCGGGCCTATAAAAATAGTGTAGCTCTCCTGTAAAAGTAGTACTTGGAGTAGGAGCTAGTATGAAATTGTTTACGTTAAATTGAGCATAGTATCTAGGAAACCCTATAGTTGTAGAATCGGGAGTATATGTTTGTAAAAAACTTACATCTTTAAAGTCTAAAAAAACTTTGTCTCCATCCGCTCCAGCTAAACTTAAAGAAAATGGAGCTAAAAAGTCTGAAGGACAGGCAAAATATTTATTACTTCCTGTTGTACTCGCTGTAGCATTTTGCCTAAACAAATTTAACTGTGCACTTTTTAAAATACGTTCTTCTGATAAACGTATAAACAAAGGAAGATTAGTTACGAAAGATGTTTCCGTATTTTCTGTGTAGTCTTGAATAGCTTGTTTTAATTGTCCGTATGTAAAACTCATATCATCACACTATTGTTATGTTTCCTACCATACCACCATGACTGGTGCATTGATATACTAGAGAAGTATCGCTTGGTTCATGTGGCACAATAAATTGTGTCAGCCCCGTAGTTGAATTGTAGTTTTCTGTAACACCTGTTGTAAAAGCAGAACCACCGCTAACTGTTCTAATCTGTAAAGGATGGCTACCTACATTAGCTGCGTTGTTTATTAGATAAGTATGTCCTTTGTAAAAAGTAAAGTTTGGGTTGTTCCCAGACGTAGCTCCGGGACCAGTAAAGGTGTAAGCAGATGACCCATTTGTACCTGCGGTGTATTTAGTTACAGGGCCAGTTGTCTCATCGTTAACTCGAATCCACGCTCCACCATGTGCAAAATATAATCCACCAGTAGCATGAACGTGGGCTACCGCACCATGATATGTACTCGCACTTGGAAGATCGGTTAAAGCACCATAATAGAACACAATTTTATTTGCACCAGAGCTTACGTCTATAACACCATTAGCATCTATAATATCAGTAAGAGTAGTACCGTTTCCAAGTGCTGCGTATACTTCAGTGAAGTTTGCATTTATCTTAGTAGCACCAGAACGAAGAGTATCCCCACTGCCGTCATTTGCACTACTTCCTATCCCTACTGTCTGTTTAGCCATGTTCTATCCCTCATCAAATGTATCTGTAGTAGAGTCTAAAGTAATAGACGTACTATCAAATCTTGCTGGCAATCCAACTGTCACAGAACCAACGGCAGTTGTCGCAGATGTTCCTGTCAAGTTAACTAATTTATTACCTGTGTCAATAGTTACAGTACCTACAACTGTCGTTCCTACACTTCCAGAAACTCTAACGTTACTAGCATTGTTTTGTAATGTTTCTGCGGCAACGAATCCTCCACCGCCTCTAGTATTTGGACTCGAGCTAGATACGTCTGGAACTGTTATAGTATATTGATCCGTATTAATAACAGTAATTTCAAAACCTTGATTTCTATTCAAGGTTGTTTGTTGGAAACCTTGAAATGATCCAGATTTGCTAAACCTAACTAGATCTCCAGTAGTTCTACCATGTCCAGGCTCAATCACCTCTAAAAGGCTAGAACCTGCAGAGGTTACTAAAAAAGGATTCATCTGAAGTAAAACTTTGCTCTTAGTTTCTACTTGTTCTGGTCTTGGATTTCTTAACGCTTGTGGATCTGGATACGCTTTTGGAGGAAACAGTTGAGGTTGTTTAGGTTCATATTCGTCTGGACCAACTAAAGCACCAGTCCATTCTTTCCTCATATCTTTTAATCGGTAACGTCTTCCCGATCTGTCCGATATTCCCCACGCTTTTGATCCGCTTGCATAAGTCATTATACTCTCAAGTAATCTAAACTAGGTTGTAGTTTCAGAGGAGTTCTTCCCTCGTCTTCATCACCTGCCCTTTGAAACTCTTCTTCATAAACAGCCTTCAACATCTGAAGTCTTTCGGGTGCTCTCTTCATTGCAATATAATATGCCAAGCCTGCCACCATACAGGGGAAAAACCTAAAAGGCATATCTGTCGTATTAACCAACGTATCAGCATCTTCAGTTCTTTGAACAAAATAATAAATTATTTGATCTGTAGAGTTTTCTGGAGTTGCCCATAAGTTAATTATAGGAGCAATCTGTCTATCAAAATAATACTGACTAGGTCTTCCTTGCGTTGTTTTATCTGGAATAGTAGAATACTCTCCCCGACTTATTCTTGTAAGCTCATAATCAGTCGTTCCCCTTCTCAAAGTAACCTCTAATACATCAACTACAGTATCGGCTGTTAAAGTATATGAAGATGTTCCTTGCGTTAAGGATTGCGTTGCTTGCTTCACAGTCCAAAGATTAAGACCTCTGTTAGCCCATTCAGCAAAC